ATCTTGCCTTCAGAAATAATTTACGCCCGTATACTGGTGGTTTTCAACACTAAAAACCGCAAGATTGGAGTCTATTATGCTCGTAATGTTGACCCCATGGGATTAAAACGTGAAGGTAGTGGACTTAATGTAAAAGGAACTACAATAAAAGGGTTTGACGAAGTAAAGAGTTTACAACGAACAGTACGTAAACCAGCTGAGTTTTTACCCCAAATCAAAAAAGCTACAAGAGCCAAAACAGAAAAGTTGTTTCAATCGTTGAAAACAACAGAAACTAAACTAAATGGACGTGTCAATGGAGAGATTATCCTAATAGCCGCCTTCAATAAGTGATACTGTGATAAATACATAGTAGGAGAATTAAATAATGGCTCAATTGAATAAACTTCAAAAAGAAATAGAACTACGCCTAGGCGGCGGAATGATCGATATCGAACTCGATCCAGAACATTACGAACTTGCCGCTGAAAAAGCACTTCAAAAATATAGACAACGTGCAGAAAATGCAGTAGAAGAAAGTTTCATTATTTTAGAAATATTAGAAGGTCAAAGTGAATATACATTACCAGACGAAGTAATGGAAGTAAGAGATATTTATAGACGTACAACTGGTGTAAGTAGTGGAACAGGAAATGATATAGAACCATTCCAAGCCGCATATCTTAATACATATCTTTTAGGTAGTACTAGATCTGGTGGACTAACATCTTTTGATTTCTTACAGCAAAACAGAGAAGCAATGGGTAGACTATTTGGTGCAGAGCTAATGTTTACTTGGCGCCCACAAGATAAGAGATTAATCCTACAAAGAAAAATTAAAGCAGATGACAATGCAGTTTTACATTGTTACAACTACAGACCAACTGAGAGCTTATTAGCAGATACATACGCAGGTCCTTGGATAAAGGATTATGCATTTGCACATGCTAAATTAATGCTGGCAGAAGCACGTGGTAAGTTTACACAGATTGCAGGACCACAAGGTGGTACTACAATGAACGCAGACCAACTACGTCAAGATGCTATGACAGAAATTGATAAACTAGAACTTGAGTTAACATTATTTAATGATGGTAGCACAGGACTTAGTTTCGTTATAGGATAATAAACCTGTAAAAATAGTTGACATATCGTAACATATAAACTATAATTTAACTTTAACAGGAAATTAAATGAAAAAAATCGTAGGTATTTGTGGGCTTATAGGCCACGGAAAAGATACAGCGGCAGGATTCTTAATTGAAGAAGGATTTGAACGAATTAGTTTTGCAGGTGTATTAAAAGACGCATGTGCAAATATCTTTAGTTGGGACAGAATACTATTAGAAGGCAATACATCAGAAAGTAGAGTATGGCGTGAAACAGTTGATGAGTGGTGGGCAGATCGGTTAGATATTCCAAACTTAACGCCAAGGTATGCATTGCAGTATGTTGGCACTAATGTATTCAGACAACATTTCCATCCAGACATTTGGGTAGCCGCTTGTGAAAGACAAATTGCAATGACAGATAGTAATGTAGTAATTAATGATTGTAGATTTTTTAATGAGTTAAATGTTATAAAACAGTTAGGAGGAACAACTGCGGTAGTGTGGCGTGATGACCCTCCAGAGTGGTGGGGTACTGCTGTTTTAGCCAATACATCAAACCAAAAACATTTAATGGAAACTCAATATTCAAATATTCATCCTAGTGAATGGTCATGGGCCGGTTGGAATTTCGATGTTAATTTAAGTAATACGTCAACTCTTGAAGACCTTAAAGAGAATACATTGAAATCAATAATTAACATATCAGTTAACGCTTGATTCAAGCGTTTTTCAGCACTTTTCTATAAATACGTATAGAACTGTTTCACGCAGAAACAGGATTCTTTACATGTAAAAGATTTAATAGGAGAACTCCACATCATGGCAAATTTAACTTCACCTGGTATCCAGGTTTCAGTCTCAGATGAGTCAGTTTACGGTCCAGCAAGTGCTGGAACAGTACCAATGCTTTTTGTAGCAACAGGTACAGATAAAACAGACCCTACAGGCACAGAGACGGACGGAATTGCAAAATATTCTAAGTCCGCAAATGCAGGTAAACCTATCTTAGTAACATCACAGCGCGAATTAACACAGTACTTCGGAAATATAGATTTCCGTACAGTAAGTGGAACCGTGCAACAAGGTGATGAAACTAACGATTATGGTTTATTGGCAGCATATTCATTTTTAGGTCAATCATCCGCAGCGTACATAGTACGTGGTGATGTTAACCTAACGCAGTTACGCCCAAGTTCAGCAGAACCAACAGGCGCGGCAGCAAACAACACATATTGGCTAAACCCAGCAGCATCTAAATTCGGAATTTATAAAAGAAATGCAGGTGAAACGGCTTGGGATTTAATTACTCCAACCGTGGCGATTACAGATGGTACACAACCAACCACGGCAACAGTTGCCAGTTCTGGTGATTACTTAGTTACAGTGGCACTTACAGCAACTGAAACAACAGTTAAATACTGGAAAGAGAATGGTACAAATACGTGGCTAGCGGCAACAAATATGACATTTAGTCCACATATGACAGAGCCAACAGGCGGCGGTGCAAATGCAGGCGATATATGGATTAAAACAACTACACCAGGTATTGGTATAGATGTATCAACTAAATTATACACAACTGTAGGCGGCGCATTTGCGACACAAACAGCAACATATATACAAGCAACAACAGCACCAACAGGTGTTGTAGGCGATGTATTTCAAGACGGTACTGCGGGTGCAGCCCGTACACTAGTTGATGGTGATATATGGTTAGACACAACTACCGATCTTGATTTTAAAATTAAACGATATGACCTTGCTAATACACAATGGGATAATATTTCAACAGATTCATCAGTAGCAACTGGCGGATTTGTAATGGCAGTTGCAACAGCTGAGCCAGTTGGCGCAGCAGCAAACGGTACATTATGGCACGACCCAGATGTTAACGATCTAGCAATTTTTGAAGTTGCATTAGATAGTAGTGTACAAAAATGGAAAAGAGTAGCAACTCCAACATATGCAACAGCGGCACCAACAGTTGGCGCAACTGGTACATATTGGATTGATACAAACGCAACAAACAAACCAGCAATTTATCGTTCAAACGGTACTGCATGGGTACTAAAAGATAATGCAGACCAATCAACATCAGCAGGTGTTAACTTTGGCGACATTACTGATTTAGATACAGCAGTGGCAGGATTTGTTGTTGCAGCAGACGTTTTAGCAGGTGGTCCAAATCCATTGTTATTACCAGTTGGAACAACTGGTGTTAACATGTGTCGTTCAGCAGGAACTGTTAGAGCATATGACACAGCATTAACAACAACTTGGAAATGGCGCAATAAAGCACCTAACCAAGCAGATGGTTCAGGTTCATTTGGTCGACATGGCCAACGTACAACAGTAGTTGCGGCACTACAATCAGCAGCCGCAGGAGCAGATTTGCGTGAAGGAACACTTTCATTCAGTTTAATTGCAGCACCTGGTTATGCAGAAATGTTTGATGAAATGGTTACTTTAAATAGTGATCGTGACGAAACAGCATTTATTGTTGTTGACGCCCCAATGCGTAAAAACGCAACAGAGGCCGTGACATGGATTGGCGGAACATTAGCAACAGCCAATGGAGAAGATGGTTTAGTTGGATCAAATACATATGCAGCAGCATATTATCCAAGTGTACTAACAACAGATCCAGTAAGTGGATTAGATGTTGTTGCACCACCTTCACATAGTGTACTTTACACAATGGCATACAGTGACAATGTTTCATTCCCATGGTTTGCACCAGCAGGTTTAACACGTGGTGTAGTGCAAAACGCAACTAACGTCGGCTATTTAAATAGCGAAGACGAGTTTGTTGCACTAGCAGTGACACAAGGTCACAGAGATGCAATGTATACAGCAAAATTAAACCCAATTGCAAGATTCCCGTCAGATGGAATAGTTGTATTTGGACAAAAAACTTTACATAGCGGCACAAGTTCATTAGATCGTGTGAATGTAGCACGTCTAACGGCTTATTTACGTGAACGCTTTGCAGTTATTGGCAGACCATATTTGTTTGAGCCAAATGATGCAAGTACACGTTTAAATGCAACAGCCACATTTGATGGTTTCATGTCAGGTATTTTACTTCAACGAGGAGTATATGATTACGCGGTACAATGTGATTCAACAAATAACACACAAGCACGTATTGATGCAAATGAGTTATGGATTGACATCGCACTTGAGCCAACTAAATCAGCAGAATTTATTTATATTCCAATTCGTTTAGTTAATACAGGTGAAATTGGTTAATAAACACGGTAGGGTAAAACCTATGGGGTTTTTGGCAATGTAACTAAAGAGTTTTATAAATATGTTACTTAATGGACGGTTTAAACGCCGTCCATTTTTTTGGCTTGCATAAATACGTATAGTGCAATAGCACAGATAACATTATTCAGGAGAATACATAATGGCAACAAGAAATCCAGCAAATGTAATAGAATTTGGTAAATATAACTTTTCTGCGCCTATAGGTTCTTATACAGTTACAACAGCAGGCGATATCTCAGCAGAGATTAATCCTGGTGAAGAAATGGAAAGAATTATTGAAACAGCAGCTATAATGGGTTCAGTGGTTGGTTTATCTAACCATTCATCAGGTGGAACAATATTTACACTTTACATTGAG